CTGGACGAGGCCGATGCCCGTGGTGCCAGTCCGTTTGACAATTCGCCATCCCCCGCCCCCACGCCATCTGCAGATTTTGAACCGGAACCCATTGATATAAATGCAATTCCGGATGACATTGAACTGTAATTATTTACTTGCGCCGCCCCTAAAAATTGACTAATATTTTGTCAAGGTATCAAGGAGGTTTGCAATGGCCCAAGAAGAAATAATTTTTCCAAACAATATTCGCAATATACGCCTGGCCGCCGGTATGAAAATGACCGAATTGGCGCGTCGTGCCAATCTGTCATTGTCTGCGGTGTCAAAAATTGAAAAGGGGGTACGCCGCCTGAACCAGAAACAGTTGCTGAATATCTGCAATATTTTGGGTTGCAAATTATCAGATATATTTATCAAGGAATCGGACGATGTCGCCGACCAATGGCAATCTGAAATCAAACGCCGTCTGAATGACAACGAAGACAGCGGTCTGAAAATATTTGGCAGTGGCCTGCGCAAAATCCGCCAACAGAATGGCAAAACCATTGCCCAGGCGGCCAAGGATGCGGGCATGACCCTGTCTGTTTATCACAAGATAGAGGTCGGGCAACGCGAAATCTATGAAAATGAAATCGAACCGTTGGCCAAATCTTTTGCCATGAATGCCGAGGCACTGTTTGGCAAAATTGCAAACCTGTATAAATCCGGCGAATTAAACAAACAAATCAGCAAGGTCAAAGAACGCGTCAAATCCGTTCTGGTACCCGGCAACCCGTTGTCTGCGATGGACATGCACGGGGGCCTGTATGGTGCCAAATTATATGACAGTGCGCGTAAGAAATTAATTCCTGTTTTTGGCACGCCGGCGGGCAAATCAATATCTTTCAAAAAATCCGACAAAACAATGATTGTGGCCCCAACCACTCTTGAGGGACGCAAGGGCATTTATGCCGTAATTCCAAATGCCAAACGTTTGGGCGGATTTATTCCTGAAAAATCCTATGTATTGGCCGATGCAATGGCCACGCCGGCGGTTGGTGATATGGCCGTATACATTGATACGGATTTTAATTCACTGAATGCCGACACAACGGCCAATGCGCAAATAGTCATGGTGCGCCAGGATTCCAAGGGTAAAATCTATGGTCAAATTGCCGGACCGGACGAAAAAATCGTCGGCAAATCCATGCACAAGGTCATTATGATTGTAATGGAATAACATTTATCCAATTGCCGGGGGGACAATACAAATGAATGCCAAAGCCAGCGTTGTTGCACAAAAACTGTTAAACCTGTATCGCCAGGAACACGTCATTTTTGGCGGTTGGGCGACTGTAAACCCGATTTTTGTCGCAGAAAGCACGCCAGAGGTTATTCAGGAACTGCGCGAATTACCAACCGGCAAAACACTGATACGCCATATTGAAAATCTGCGCAGCGGCAAAACCCCGATGGATGAAATAGACCGCGATTTGTTGCCGTACGGCGGCATGATGTCGGAAACGGTCGCAACAATTATTCTGACACCCGCCGAATGGCGCGAATTGGAAAATGGCATAAATAATTTCACCCCGGACCAACGCGGGTTGGACATGTTGCAATCTTTGCCTGTGATAAAAAAATTCGGTGGCGAATGGACCGTGGCCATACGGGCGGCGTTGAATGCCAAACCGGAACTTTTGCCCAAATGGGCAACAATATGTAAAACATACCGCGCATATTATTTATGGCGGGTCGCCAGTGACATGATTACCCAACCACTGACCGACCGTACGCGCGCGCAATTACAGGCCGATATGCCGGAATACGAAACATATCTGCCGATGTTCGGGGATGCGGGGGTTGACCTGTTGGCACAATTACGCACATTTATTAGCAGTATAAAACACACCGATTCCGATGATTTGGGCAGTGACCCATTTGCGAATTAATCATTATCCGTGTCCGTGCGATAAATCGTATCCATTGTATGCGGGGTGCCGATATATATCATTGCCCCACCCGGCGACAGAATAAAATCCAATTCACGCAATCGTTCACGTAAATTTTCACGCTTTTGCCGCGTATTGGCGGTATTTGGAACCTCTACGTCATCACAGATAATCAAATCAGCGCGCATACCGGTTATATTGCCGTGAACGCCCTGGCATACGACGGACGGTTCACGCGTACCAATAGAACGATTGACAGTAATACGCGATGCGGCCCATTCTTTTTTCACATTTGGAATTAAATCAGCGCATCGCGGATGATTTTCCAATATGTGACGGATATGCGTCACCATTCTGGACGCCAATGCTTCGTGTGCAGAAAGAATCAATATGCGGGCATTTGGGTTCATATATAAAACACATGCGGCAAATATCCCGACAACCGTTGATTTCCCGGAATGTCGGAATGCCATCAATAATCCACGGTGCGGCGCGTTTTGCAATACCCCCACCAAAAATTCCATTATCAAACGGTGATGATGTGGTGTAACCAGGCCCAGCAATGCGTTCCATTCGTCCAGGAATTTACAGAACTCCGTAATCATCGCGATTTTCGTTAGGCGCGGGGTCGGTAATAAAACCGTAATCGTTTATCAATGCCGGCAACGCCCCGGCCAAAACGCCCAATAAATTATTGTAAATTCCCAATACACCGCCACCGGACAATTTATCCTGAATCAAATCAGTCGTATAATCCAGAAAAGCCTTTATATTGTCATGCGTATTGCGCCACTGGGTCAAATCAACATCAATCGTGCGCAAATCGCGCAACGCATCCAACAAAAAATTAAAATCGGAATTCAGATGTTCCGGGTCTATTTTTGCGGTCGGTTGATAATCAACAACACGCGACAATGCGACCTGGCGGAAAATATCAATACGCGCGCCCGATTGCGGTGGCGCGGGAAATATCACCGTACCACCGTCAAAATTTTCATTTGGATACACGGAATAATCCGTATCTCCCAAAACGTTTTCATCAACCGCAACACGTATATCCGCGGTCTGAAAAAACGGAAAGGCAAATAAAAATTCGGCCATTTCCCCATCGCCGACATAAGAAACCTTGTACATTTTATCCCCCGGATATTTAACCCATCAGTTCATCAAAACGACTTAACACCGTTTTTAACAAATTAGGTTTTTTAACTTTTATCTTTTGCAGTTTTTCCAAATTGGCACGACGCTTGTCATTATATGGCTGTGACGTTTCATCTTTCAGACGTTTAAGGACCGCGCCCTCGGTCACGCCACGATTAGACATGCCGGATGCACCGTATTTGGCACGCTGGGCCGCAATATTCTTGCGAACCAGATTCACCCTGCTCTTTTCATCATCGGCCATTTGCTGTAATATCTGCTGACGTTGATTTTTTGCCTCTTTTTTAGACTTTTTATAATCCAAAACTTCTGTTACATCAGATACAATTTGTCCCATTTTCATTTCCTTTTATTATTAAACCGTATATCGCCCATGCATGGTGACGGATAATACTGTGTCCGGTAATGATTCATTCCCGCCGATTTGCCATGGCGCGGCTATGCCGTCATATTGCGTCCCCAACATTGTAATTGATACGTCACCAGAATATCCGTTGGTCGCATCGTCATAAATCCTGTTTGGTAAAACCGCACGAGTGTTATTTATAAACAATGATTTTGTATTTATAACGCGTGCCGATATTTTGCGCAGGCGAATGCGCGCGCAACCATGCCCCGACGCGCGCAGTGGTAACGCGGCCGCACAATATGCAAAACCGTTATCGCCAGCATCACACATGGTGTTGCGGTCAAACTTTTCCAGGGCAAAGGCACCATTACGTGCAACAACCACATAGGTTTCACCGTCCATAACCGTAACTGATTTGAATTCGCCACGTGTTTTGTAACGCGCCCACGCGGAAATCCCCAACGCAGAATTCTGATTCAGGACCGCAATATCGCCGTCGGCCATTACAACAAACAATTGACGTATCCCCGGGTTATATGCAATATCAATCGGGCCCGTCATTAAATGTTTGGAAAACGCACATAAATCGCGTGCATTATAGTTTTCACCCAATTCATCCAATGCCAATTCACGAATATCTTGCAGGCTTTGTGATATGAATACCGTTACACCCTCTATCTTTTGCGGGGGCAGATAGCGCGCGCAAACACTGCCGACCGACGTATGTTGTTTTATATCGACGACGGACGGGGTTAACGGTTTGCTGGAAATCGCCCATTCCCCCACAGATGTCAGTATCTGCAGGTTATCACTGCTGACCACGGTACAAATCTGTTGACGCTGTTGTGAAATCAGTGTGATAAATATCGCCTCGTCATCCAGGCCAGTGCCAACATTAAAATTATTATGGCGACCGACCTGTGACATCCAAACGCCACTGGGCCAGGAACGCGAACCGCCGAAAACCAATCTGTCCTGATGAAATGTAATACTGCACGGCCATCCACGGCGTTTGCCGAATGCGGCCTCGCGCCAATCGGAAACCGATGATGACGGAATTGTATACGCGCCGTTGGTATATGCCACAACCTGGGTCGGGCTGATATACGATTGCACAACCCATTGCCGGGTCAACATTTCCAACCGCCCCCCAACATTTTCAGGTGTCCAGAAATCCCTGTTTGTGGTCAATGTCGCATAATTATTGCCCGAAGAATTCGCAGATACTGTTATGCTTATCCCGTCCGCATCATCAAATTTCATAAACGGAATATTTATCGTCATATCCGCATTATTGCGCGCAAATGAAAAGGGCGACAAATCAAAATCCCCATTAATGCGACGCAGTATCTGCGGCTGAACATCCGGATGAACAAAAATCATGCTACTGAAACGTTGGGCATATTGCAATTTTGCAACCGCATCACCATCCCAAGGCGTTGGAATATTTACGACCAGTTTTCCGTTGTCATATACCCACATTCTATTTTGGCCCAATGCCAACAGATAGTTTTCATTTTCACCAACAGAAAAAGAAATCAAACGCGCATCGCCACCCAAATCGGCAATGTGAATTAATCCGGGCCGGCGCGTTAATCCGCCACCGGACGTAACATCCATGTTTTCCAAACGTGACAATCCGGCAATGTCATCACGCGCAAAAAATTCCGGTGATATTTCACCATACGCAAATGAATTCTGCGTTTTTATAAAATCAGGCATCGCCCATATCCCCCAACTTCTAAAACCGTGTGTTGATTAATGAAAAATCGCCTATGCTGGCAGATGCCGAAGCACTGCTGTCAATAAAACGTGCGGATTGCAATTCTGTTTCATACAACGCGGCCAGCATTCTGAACACTGTTTGATCCCCGGTAAGCGGAATGCAAAATTCCATGGCCAGTTTTGTTGCGGCCACAGATGCAAAATATCCGGGAAATTTTTCAACCGGAACGCGCGTCGTTGCCAAAATGCGAATGCTGTCAGACGGGGCGACTATGCGATTGCCGATTATTTGCCCCGGACATTTCAATATCCGTATGCAATCGGCCGGAATTAAAAAATCATCATCCGCAGTTTTTTTCAAATCAAACCAACGCATTGCGAAACGCCACGGATGTGCAGATAACAGTGTATCCGTAACCGGTTCAAACAACGTGCGCGCCAATCGCGATGCCGCACTGTCATCGGTTAAAGATTGAACAGGTTCTTCGCCCAATTTCAATAATGCCATTGAACATAAATCTATTTTGGTAAGCATAATTGGCCCCTATGGTATAAATAAAAATCAGGCCGGCGATAAAAACCGCCGACCAAAATCATATGCACAACGGCATTTACGCCAACTGGGCAACGGTTACATTTGCAGATGTAACGGCGACCTTTTTAATGGCGGTGTTGTCAGACGCGTTTATTATGACAATGTCACCGGTATTCATCAGTGTTTTAACATCATTGAAAAATCCGGCTGCACTGACCGTCGCCATTGTTTCAGCGGCGACATAGTGCCACAATGTGAATCCATTCGCATATGCGATTACAGACAAATTTTTATTCTGAAATGCCATCAGTATTTCCTTTTATTTATAATTATTATTTGTTTGCAGCCGCAGCATCAGTATCGCGGCATTTCATGCGCACAATACCGTTGTTATCAATCAGCACCGCGCCCTGGGACATACTGTTGCTGATAAAGTGTGCGGCACGTTCGCCATGCCATGAAATATCGGTCTTGACCTCTTGCCCACAGGCGTGGCCAATTGCAGATGCGTGATAAACAAAGCAATCACGATTTTCACCGCTTAACGGCAAACCATTGTGCAGAACCCATGTGATGCCCAACCATTTGCGAGCCTCGAATCCGTTTAATAACGGTGAATCCGCGCCCACATAATCAGATGAAACAAATTCATCCATAGACAACAATTCATTCCACTGGTGCACACCGACAACGGCAAAACGACGACCATCATCGGGGACATCGTTTGTGTTCAAATATTCAACCGCCGATAAAATCAAATTTTTTGTAATACCGGTTGAATAATCACCAACAGACTGCGTTGCATTGCTCATGGCGGAAATAATTAATTCATCTGTCTTGCGACCCAATGCATATGCGCCCGCCGATGCGACAACACGGCGTTCATCAACATTGGTTTTCAATTCATCCAATGCATCAACCCAATCGCCCGCATAGTAATCCTGTAACAGGCATTCAACCGGTTCATGATTCAGATTCATTACCGGTACTATTCCATGACGCGATTTGGTGCTGGCGGTACCGCGGCCAACCTTTTGGAAAGTGGTGGACGCGCCGACAACACCGGATTTACTGCGTACGGTGGAACGCAGTTTTGTGCCCATTTGCTGATATGCCAAATGGACATCGGCCTCAAATTGTTTTACGAAGACCTGGTCTATTGATACAGACATAAAAAAATCCCTTTGTAATAAAGTATTAAAAATGGCGCGACAGACGCGCCGACATAATTTTGTTTTCCGGTTATGCAATATATGCGCCATACAACAAAATGTGCCCGGATCCATAACGGATTGTCCCGACGCCAGATTCAGTCGGACCGCGTTAACCGCAAAAAATATCCGACTGAAAATGACATAAAAAATACCCGGGCAATCCCGGGTATAAAAATAAAAACCCCGCGAAACGCGGGGAAAATA